AAAGAAAAGCATTATATTTGGTTAATCTTAGCAGGTAGAGGTTGGGGTAAAACAAGAACAGGTGCACAAGATATTGCCTTATATGCATTACGCAACCCTAATACAATATCAGCAGTTGTTGCACCCACCCATGGAGATTTACGCAGAGTTTGTTTTAATGGGCCAAGTGGTCTAGCATCTATAATTCCTAAAGAGTGTTATACAAGTAGCAAAGAAATAAAAGGTTATTCTCAAAGTACATCAGAACTAAGGTTATACAACGGATCAAAAATTATTGGTTATGCTGCAGTTGAACCAGATAGATTGCGTGGGCCACAATTCCATAGAGCTTGGTGCGACGAGCTTGCAGCATGGAGATATCCAGAGTCATTTGATCAGTTAATGTTCG